GGTAAGGTATTTCATGTCCACTAACCCACGCCTGAAAGCAAAACTTGGTAGTCTGCGTGCAGCCGTTTCCGCAGCGGCTGGGATAGCGTCCCTGCCAGAATGGTTGGTGGAGAATACGCGGTCACCGATAGATCCGGACAAGCCCTATTCTTTTTTGCACCACGAGTACCAGATAAACATCCTTGAAGATGCCTCTGAAAATGTCTATGTGCAGAAATCTTCTCAGGTAGGCATGTCGGAATTGAGTGCCAGGATGGCGATAGGGGTGGCTGCGCTTTATCCTGGTTCCAATATAATCTATGCGATGCCAACCACCGCGTTTGCACAAAAATTTGCGGCCTCCAGAATTCATCCCATTGTCAAATTGTCTCCGCAACTGGCGCAACTGGCTGACAGGGACGTGTTTTCTACTTCCCTGATGAGAATAGGCAGTTCTCATATACATATAGCGGGAACACAAAAACCACTGATCTCCGTTCCCACTCGTCTGCTTCTGGTGGATGAAGCCAATTTTGCCGGACCCCACGTAACAACTGCTCGTTCCCGTTTGTCACACAATGCTCCGGGAGAGGGGCTGTGGAGAGAGTTTTCTACACCGACAACTCCAGGCCGGGGGGTTTCAGCCGGGTTTGATACAGGAAAGCAGTATCAGTACTTGTGCAAATGTGAGCATTGTGGGCAGTGGTTTGAGGACAATCCGGTTGAGGTCATTAGAATTCCGGGGTTTGATGGGACGCTGTTGGACTGGGATAAAACATACTTGCAAGATGAGACGATAGACATACAGTCCGCTTATGTCGAGTGTCCTGGCTGCAAGGCAACAGTAAGCCAACAGAACCTTGTGGACCCCTCTTTGCGGCAGTGGGTTGCCAAATACCCGGACAGGGAAGATGCTTCTTATCAGGTATATCCGACTGCGGTGGCTTTTTACAATATGCCGGTAAAGATTCTGAAGGCAGCGTCTACTTATCACCGTAAGGCGGACTGGGTGAACTTTACCTTGGGACTTCCGTATGCGGACAGCGAAACGACTGTGTTGGTTGAGCTTGTCAGAAACAAGGGCCATGCTGAATTGGTTCCGCCCAGCGATGCTCCGAGCGATAGATTCAAGTTAGTTGCAATCGGAATGGATGTGGGCAAGGAGTCCCACCTGTGTGTAATTGGTTTGGGTAGGACAGAAAAAAAGATATTGCATCTTGAAAAAATACCGCAAGCGATGGCATCCGAAAGGTTTGTGGAGCTGGTATACAAGTATCGTGCGTCTGTGGCGATTGTTGACGCGATGCCGGATGCCACACTGTCAAGAAGTTGTGTAGAGAACACAGTTGGAACCAGGGCGTATGCCGCTTTCTTTGTGCGCAATCCGCCAAAATCATCAGAGCAATTTGTTGTTGATGATGTGGGAGGGGTTATCAAGATCCCAAGGACCATTACATTTGATCAGATGGTACAGGATTTGAACAAGGGTAGATTGCAAGTACCTGTACGGCATTCAGAGGTGGATGTGCTTTTATCTCACCTGGGTAAGCTGACTCGCATTCAGAGAGTGTCTGAAACAACTGGAGAGGAAGTTGCCGCCTGGGTCTCTTCTGATTCAGAGGACCATTACGCACTGGCGACCCTCTATGCGTACTCTGCGGCGAAAATGCTGGATACGACATCTACTCAGGTTGTGTTACCGTCTCCTTCTGCACTGGTAAAGAAGGCCCGTCAAGGGGAGAATCGGCAACCGCATCGTGAACTCAAGGTTTATCCTTATTGATTACCTTACCTATTTTCCAAGGAGAATTGGCATGTTTGATATTGATCAGATAAAGACTTTTTTGCGCAAGCAGGGGACGAATCCGGCAGAAGTTGCGGATTTGGTGACCCGTTTCATCATGACAACCAACACGATAAGGAGTCCGGCGGCAGCCACGGTGAGAGCTCTTTTTGAGGATCTGGATGAGTGCCTTCGCTTGATTTCCGTGGAGATGGTCGAGGAGGAGATCGAGGCCAACAGTGCAGAGGTGGATCAGGTGGAGCAGGGTAACGCTTCCCCCACCTAAAGGCGGGGGCTTTCTTCAACAAGAGGCTGGCGTTCCAACCCGAACTTGAGAATATTTATAGAGGCATTTACATCTCTATCATGTATAGCTCCACAGCAAGAGCATTCCCAAGTCCTTATTCCGAGGCCTGTTCTACCTTTCGGACTGCTGTCTGGGATTTTCCCGCAGCTCGAACAGGTCTGGGTGCTGTACCTTTCATCGGTAACGATAACAGTGCCTTGGTGCCTTCTGGCCTTATACGCAAGTTGCTGTTTGAACATATACCAGCCTGCATCCAACACGGATTTTGCCATGTTGGTCTTGGCGAGCTGGCTGCTGTTCACATCGCCGATGATAATAGTCCGGTAGTTTCTGGCAATTCGCGCAGACGCAACATGGAGGGCGTGTTTGCGTCTGTTTTTCATTTTGGCGTGGATTGCCTTCACGCGTTTTTTGTTTCTGGCACGCTGCGCTACCGCAAGCTTGTTCTCAAGGCCGCGATACCAGCGTTCGTTCTCGATTTTTATGCCATCGGAAAGCGTGGCAACGTCCTTCAAACCGAGGTCTATGCCGACAGCAATATCAGGAGCTTGAGGCAAATCTTCAACTTCGGTCTGGAAGGTTACAAACCAGTTACCTTGCGCATCCTGAACAAAGGCTCCGGTCTTGAACCTCTCGTTGAAATCCCTGTGCCGCCAGAAGCGGTATCGCCGCTTCCGGTAGGTAATAGCGTCTCCTTTGAGCTGGACAGCACGGCGGATAAACGGAACCCAGCCAAGACTCTTTCTCATGCTTCTGAACTTCGGGCATTTCTTGTGGGTATTACGGGATTGCACGAATTGTTTGCAGACTATGTTGCGGGTATCGGAATGAATGCCGATTTCACGCCCGAGGTCTTTTGTGGAGTTCACAAGGTCAAAATGGGATGGCCAGAAATTGACGCAAGAACGCTGAAACTCGACACAGAAATTCCAGACCATGTTGACCTGCCACTGGTGGTGGCGTAACGCCTTCCGGTGGTTTTTGTCCTTGACTCGGAACCTGTATGTAAGTATGCTACCCATATAGCCAATAGTATTGGTCAACAGGAGGAAAGTCAAGTGGAATTTCGCACAACGCGGGGCGCAGTGTTCAAATTAACCGTCCACCTGGTATTTGTTACGAAATACCGGCGCAAAGTATTCACCAAAAAAGCCATTGAAAGGCTTGGCGAAGTATTCGAGAAAGTTTGCGAGGACTTCAATTGCGACTTGGTGGAGTACAACGGGGAGCCGGATCATGTCCATTTGTTAGTCGATATGGTCCCCCGGCATTCTGTGTCTGCGCTTGTCAACAGCCTGAAAGGGGTTTCAAGCCGCAGACTAAGGCAAGAGTTCCCTGAACTTAAATCAAAATTCTTTGGCCGCAAAGTATTATGGTCTCCATCCTACTTTGCGGCTTCAACAGGCGGTGCGCCGCTTGAGCGCATCAAGGCTTACATCCAGCAACAGGAGGGCGGGCTTTCCTCTCCTGCCTGAAGGCAGGGGTCTCCAGCCCGTAAGAAACGATGAGCAGGAATTGGGTAGCAGATACAAAGAACATGATGGCGATCTATCAGCAGGAGACGCCAAGGCATCCACAGTGGCCGGAAGACAAGGTGGTGGAATTGCGCAAGGATCTCATCTGGGAAGAGTTCAACGAATTTCTGGATGCGGTACATGACAGAGACATGGTGGAAGCGGCGGATGCCATTGTTGATTTGCTGGTGGTTGTCATTGGAACGGGTCTGGCTTTTGGACTTCCTCTGCAAGCGTTGTGGGATGAGGTTTACAGGTCGAACAGAAGTAAAGCGCATCCGGTTTTCGGGACGGTGCAAAAGGCTGACAACGGGAAGGTCATGAAGCCCGCCAGTTTCTCTCCGCCTGACATAAAAGGAATAATTGAGCACGCAAGTATGGACAGGAAGGCGGATTAAGTGCTCACGATCAGATACGTTCTTGGTTTGTTTCTGCCGGTATATGTTCTGTTGGCGGTTATTTTGACAGGACTGTTGTTGACAATCTCTTTGACCACAAGCAAAATCACAAGGAGTTTCATTGATTTAGGGCAAAGGGTACGTGGCAATTAAGGCCGGAAAGGTAATACTCCCGCGTAAAGTGGCGTCGGTCGCTCGTGCCCAGCGGCCCACTTCCGGGACAGACAGGGGGGAGGTACTTCGCTCTGACGGGACCTATTCTGTCAATACGGATGTAGCCAGCATCCGTAACGGGTCACCCTCTTCTTTGATCCGCACACTGTTCTCTACCAACGGACTGGTAAGTACAACGATCCTGAGCATGGTGCAGATTGCAAATTCCGGATTCAGGATTGCAGCCTACAGTTCTTCTGACAATATGTTTTCACGCGAGGGGGCCAACGCTGCGCAGTACGTTCTCAGCAGGATCTCCACACTGATGGATTACACGAGCGGGTATTCTGACAAGACCTCTCTTGAGATTCTTACAGAGCAGGCGCTTCTTGATGTGGCGCTGACAGGGGGAGTTGGGTGTGAGCTGATTGTTGACAAGGCGAGGATGCCGGATAAGTTCGTGCTGTTTCCTTATGATTCAGTTGTATGGAAAGGCGACGGTAAGGGCGGCAGGATTCCATCACAGAAGCGCAAGAAGGTGGAGCCGGGTAAGCCTGCTGAAATCGAGCTCAACTATCCGACAGTGTGGATCTCGGAAAGCATCAAGCAGTTGAACAAGATTTACAACGAACCCGTATTCGTTTCCTCGCTGCAAAAGATATTTCTCTATGAGGAATTCATAGAAGACATGCGGCGGGTTGTCCGGCAAACAGGTCAGCCCAGGCTTCTGATCAAACTGAATTACGAACAGGTGAGGGCCTCTGCGCCGCCTGAAGTTCAGCAAGACTCGGAGAAGCTGAAAGCCTATATCGAGACGTTCAGATCGGAAGTGGAATCCGAAGTAAAGAACATGGCTCCAGAGGATGCGCTGGTCTATTACGATCTGGTTGAAGTGGATTCTGTGGAGACGGCGGGCGAGAAAGCAGATTACAAGGATCTTCTGGACGCGCTTTCCGGGTTGACGGCTTCGGCGCTGAAATCCAACCCCTCCATTTTGGGTTTGCGTATTGGCGGCTCTCAGAATGTAGCCTCCACCGAATCCATGCTGTTTGCGCAGGTGGCCGAAGTGCTGCAAAGTCCGGTGGAGGAGATTTTCAGTCGGGCGCTCACTATGGCGGTGCGTCTGTTGGGCGTGGATGTCTATGTGAATTTCCAGTTCAATCCGATTGATCTTCGCCCGAGACACGAGCTGGCGGGCCACAAGGCAATCGAGCAGTCCACCATCCTTGAGCTTTTGAGTACCGGCAGGATAACGGATGATGAGGCTCAGTTCATGCTGGGGCTGGGTCCGCTTCCAGAAGGTGCTCCGGAATTGAGTGGCACGTTCTTCTACAAGCCGGACCAGTCGGCGGCGGACAGGGAAGCAGCGGCCAGCGTAAGAGACAACCCCAACGGGCAGGGCGTGGCTCCTTCCGAGCCTGCAAGGCAGGGTGGGGGTGACAATACTCCGAGGAAAACGTGATGTTGATAAAACTTCCGGTACTTCCCGAGCTGTGGGCAGGTGACGATGACTCATACTTGTCCCTGTTTCAGGCGGTAAATACGGCACATGAAAATCCGACTCTGTTCCAGCCGGAGATCGAAAGATACTCGGCTGAAGACATGGATATGGAAGAGTTGCTTGTTGATGCAATTTATTCTGAACACGGGAATACCGCGGTTCTTGATATTTCTGGTCCTCTTGTGGCGGAGGATTCGTTCTGGAATATGATTTTCGGGATGGTGTCCTACAACACGATTTCGATGGCCATGCAGCGGGCTCTGGATGATGCCAATATCGAGAATATCGTCATGTCGCTTTCCACTGGCGGGGGCGATGTGAACGGTCTTGAGCAGGTTTCGGACAATATCAAGGTCGTCAAGGAGCACAAGCCGGTCTACTCCCACACGGGCAGCAATGCGCTGTCTGCTGGGTACTGGCTGGCTTCACTTGGCGAGAAGGTCTACGCAACCAATATGGCCAATGTTGGCAGTATCGGGGTGATTTCCACATTCACCAGTATGTCGCGTGCCCTCAAGGAGCGCGGGATCGACGTGGAGATCTTCAGGGCGGGCCGTTACAAGGCACTGGCCCATCCTGCTGAAGCCCTGAGTGACACCGCAAGGGAAATCATCCAGGAAAAGACGGACAGGCTCTATACCTACTTCCTTGAGCACGTGAGCGCCAACAGGCCAAAACTCAATGTGAAGAACAAGGACCTATGGGCGGAGGGGCGCGTGTTTTTCGCGTCGGATGCCAAAGAACTCGGGATGGTGGACGATATTACAAGCCTCAACAAGTTGCTTGCTGAATTGAATTCATCCTCCCAACAACCTGCCGGGAATCCTCGGCGCAAGTCAACCATAGACGGAGAAGATACTATGTCTGGTAAAAAAGTAATCTTGTCTCCCGAGGGTGCGGCAGCAGTGGCTTCTGGTGCTTCTCTGTCCGACATCCCTCATGAGGAGCTAACTGAAGAAGAGCTCAAGGCCAAGGTAGAGGCCGGAGAGATTGAGCTGGAAGGTGAGGAGCCTGAAGCAAAGGCTGAGGAGGGTGAGGGGGCCACTGAAGCGGAAGCCACCGAGCCTGAGCAACCGGCAACTTCCAGCGACATGGTGGCTTTCCTGAAGGAAGAGCTCAAGGAAGCTCGTCAGGAGATCGTTGAGCTGAAGGCGGAGAAGGCCCAGACCGAAGCTAAAATGGCGGATATGGAAGCTTCTGAAGCCCTGCTGAAGCCGATTGCCGTGGAAGCTACCCAGCGTATGCAGATTGGCTTGGGAATGAGCCCCACCAGCATGGATGGCCTTCCTGCAACCACCGTGGCAGAGCAATATCGCACTGTGAAAGAAACTTTCGAGCAGCGGATTTCCGTTGGTCGCAAGAGCCTGGAAGCCGACAACTCGGAGCCTGTACAGGACCCGGCTGTTGCTCTGGGAATCGTGCCAAAGTCCTCCTGAGTCGGGCGACGGCATTTTGTTTAACTGTTGAATATCGAGGTAAAGAAA